TGCTCATCAAGAGAAACGCGTCTCATAGTATCTCAGTGAAAATTAAACTTGTCATCTTTGTTATTTCTGTGTGATAAATATAATCTGTTATACCACATGTCTACAAACATTGATAGGTTGGCACGCATCTCTTGTCAAGAGACTGCACTTTCTTGTTTAGATAGCACCAAGCTCTCACATAGTGTTTCTAGTGAGATACCACTCTTAAAAGCGGTTTTTACCCGTTGGAACGATGTCCTCCAACAGTCACCGAAAACTTCTTGTGTTTCAAGAAATTCAACTGTAGTGAGTATGTTAAGAATATCGTCACGGATCTTCCCTGGACCAATAGGTAATTTGGCGATATCTGTAACATATTGTCCTCACGTATGACCCCTTCCAAAGATTTCCTCATTAAGGCGCTGCATCCTATTCAGCCTACTACTTTTAATAACTAGTCCTGGATTGCAAATAACCCTTTCTATTAACGCCTCTGGATCATAATAAGGTAAACCATCATAGATGTTAAGCTTCAAAAAGAACGCCCGTTGGGTTCAAATTTCGCGTACCTGATTACGCTTGTCCTGAACTTTTCACCCTTTCATATGATAATTAAACTTACTAACCAGTCACTCACTGAGTAAATCCATTTTAGGATTGAGTTTATCATACTGTACACTTGTCATTCCTAAAACAAAATCATCACCAGACGCAGCTATCGAAATACTTTCTTTGTTTGGAACAGCATCAAAAGCTGGACAATGGTCGATTGTGTATCTTCATGTAACTCACGTTACAAGGCATCCGATAATGGACGTAAATGGGTCACCTGACCTAATTCCAGCGTAGCAACCATAAGTTGCCCCTGAAGGAAAAACGATGTCACTCCCTAGTAGGTTACCACGGATAAAGTCAAAAATCCTGCCCGTTGATGAATTGCTTGGGAAACAAGCTTCAATGATGTCTAAACTTGAACATATCGTGTTGTGGCATACATGCATATCAAACGTGGCGGCATCGTTTTCAAGAATTACCTCACTGTCTCCGACACCATTTGCAAGACGCTCTCAACCTCTATATGCTCAAGATCAGCCTATATAGATGTCGCTTGTTCTGCGCTCATCTTTAGTCCAATGATTCATTAACCATTGACATATGAAAGAATGAAATGCCCTAATCTGAGCATCTGGAATCAAAACAGTTCGGGTTAATATCTGTTTATCTTCACCTTCACCTAGCTTTGGTATTTTAATCACTCTTTCACGATGTCCAATAGTTGATACATTAGTACTTTTCAAGCGTTTTCCGCTTAATAATAGATCATATGCTTGTTCAACATATTTTACAATACTAGGAGATAATGGCGCCTGGCCAGCGCCATATTCTTTACTGCTTAGATTATACGTCTTTAT